TTAATCAGCAATCATTTTTGCTCTTGTGTTCTTCCCACACTTGCCATCTACCTTAATTTTTACAGATTGCTGATATGCACAGATGGCAGCATCCGTAATGGTACCTGCATCACCGTCGATAGCAACCGCTTTGTATTTCTTACCATTATACACGAATTCTCTATCAAATCCAGCTTCTCTCAGTTCCCACTGCACCCATTTGACATCTTCGCCTTTGCAGCCCTTTTTGATGGTACGTGTCGGCTGCTTGTATGGATTCTTACCTTTCCATGTGGCTTCTCCGGCAAGATTCTCTTTATAGAGATAATCGATCCAGTTGAAGGTCAGACCATATACCCATTTGGTTGCGGACACCTTGGTTTTGACACAGCCATAATCAATGCCTTTTTCCTCAACGCACATTGGTACACCATTCTCAATACCAATATACACACCAACATGTCCCTGTTTCCAAAGAACTGTACCAACGGCAAACTCCTTAACCTTTGTAATAGGAAGCCTTGTGTACGCCTGTGAATAAAGCTGGGAACTACCGAGCACATGATTAGTATACCACGAAATCAGCCCTGAGCAATCGCAGCATACCTTGCCGATCAGCTTCTTTTGTCTGATCTTTGTCTGATAACTATAAGTAAACACAGCTTTGTAGGCATTTTTGAGGTACTCATAAAAAGCCTGTGTCAACACTCCGTTAGCACCTTTCGCACCATAGACATAAGGTGTGCCAAGTTTTGATTTTGCAAAATCTGCAAGTCCCTGTCCTGTTAATTTTCCCGTGTATCTTCTTCCCCTTTTTGATCAATCTTATTTTTCAGCACCGCGATATACTTTGCGATCCACGCCGGTACCGGAGCACCCATGCGCCCCACATTCTCGATGATTGATAAACATTCATTGAGAATATACCAGCAGGCAGACAGCAATGTGAATATCGCGACATTTGGCACATCATATCCAAGATATACTCCTGCGGTATTGATCAGACAGTCGATCAACATACACATGGCCACAACAAATATGTACCCAAATTTCTTATAGATTCCAAGCATTCCTTTTTTGCTTGACCATCCATAATTAAGATCTCCCGGATGATCCAGAGCTTCTTTCGCGGATGCCAGGTAACCTGTCACATAATCAATGATCATGCATGCCACAAAGATCATAAGTACCGGGAAGAGGATCCCCATCTTTGCCATGATCCATGCAAAAAAGCCTGTAATAAGCGACTGAATTGTTACAACTACTTCTCTCTGCGTGATTTTCTCCTTCCTATGCTTCCATCAAGCCGTCTACATATGTCTCGAATTCTTCATAATCAGCATCACAGGCTGCCTTATTCGCTTTGTAGACTTCTTTGTTCTGGATATACTTGTTGACACTCATAGATCCGTCCTCATTGATGGATGCATTCATGGTCATTGCCACTGTCTCAACTCCATCCACTGTTACTGTACTTCTGCCATTTGCACTGATTGTCTTTGTTTTTACTAACGTGCTCTTGTCCTCTCTTTCTTTTTTGATATTTATTTATGCCTGCAGCTTGGCAACTTCAAACTGCAGGTTATAAATCATTTGCTGCTGCATTTTTATCATCTGATGCAGTTCCTGTATTGCTTTTACCTCATAACCCTGCAGATAAAAGGTATCTACAGATTTTATATTGATAGAGCCATCTTCATTATAACCACCGCCACCATCAGACAAGTACGGATCAACCATTTCAATTTCATCGGCAATAAATCCTATATTTTGGTGCCGATTATTTTTGTATCCAACCCAGTCAAAGGATCTAAGTCTTATCTTATCAATAATTGGGAGCGCACTCACATTACAGTCCGAAATGTTACCTTTCAACCGCTGATCTGACATGCCATCGACAACCTTATGCGTTCCGTATGTGATACCTGTACCGCTCTGGCATTTGACAACCAATGCACCAGATGCATTGACGCCAAAGTTAGATACCCTTTGTTTATTTGCGCTCACAGTACCAATACCATATCTACCAGATGATCCATCTAATGTTTTGAAAGTTACATATCCACTTGTTGCAAAATTAGGAGCAGAAAATGTTACTCCATCAAATACAGACCATCCTTTACCACTTGCACAGTACATTGCCCATCTTTTATATGTAAAATCATATGTTATTAAGCTACCATCATTTGCATATATTCCTCCATTAGGATAAATCTTACCCGTAACAGTTACATTTCCAATAAGTGTACTTCCGCCACTCACAGTTAATGAGCCTGCACTTAGTGCTGCTGCCGTAGCCAATCCACCATTGAATGTTGCACTGCCTTCTGTAAAAATTGACATTACATCCAGATATGGTGCTTCAGCATTTATGGTAATTTTCAATGCATCAAAATAATGTTCTTTGCCATCATAAGCTCCCGTCGTGTCATTGAAGTACATCTTAAGCGCATTCTTTACTTTGATATCTCCAAATACACTCAGTCCGCCAGCGGATGTATAAGTAATACCGCCATTACCAATACTCATAGTGCCTTTATTTGTCAGATTGCCGGCTGTATCTACAACAAAATTACCGGAACCGATATTCAGACTTCCACTGGTAATAGCACCAAGATTCGCTGATATTGCTGATAATGAAGCAACAGATAATTTATCCGCGGTTACTGCATTTGCTGCTATTTTATTTGCTGTAATCGCATTGGCAGCTATCTTGTCGGCTGTGATAGCACTGGCAACAATTTTATTCGATGTAATACAGTCTGCGTGAAGATTATCTGCCGTAATCGTTTTGGATGCTATCTGCGTTGCAGTTATGGTTCCTGCGGCTATTTGTCCAGCTGTAATAGCATTAGCTGCTATTTTATTGGTTGTAACGGCATTTGCTGCTATCTTGTCGGCTGTGATAGCTCCTGCTGCAATCTTCCCGGCGGTAATTGCACTGGCAGCAATCTTATCTGCGGTAATTGCATTTGCCGCGATAGCACTGGCACCATATTCTGTAGCCATCCACTTGGATCCATTCCAGTAATACATCCGATATCCATCATCTGTATCAAACCAGTTATCATTGACTTTATAGGATCCACCTGTAGGCTGAGAAGTCTGATAATAAGCTGTATTTTTACCATTTGCAATAGCGACTGCATTATCCGCTTTTGTACCTGCAGAAGCTGCTGCAGAGCTTGCACTATCTGCTGTGCTCTGTGCTGTATCTGCCTTTTTTGAAGCAGCTGTTGCTGTGGTACTTGCACTGTCAGCTGTCTTTTTTGCCGCTGTAGCATTTGTATTGGCAATCCCCGCATCAGCAAGAGCTTTGTTTACGCCGCTGTCGGTGCTTGTGATCCATGATGTCATGTCACTACCAAGTTTGCTCATATCCACCGCGCCACTTGCTATCTGCTGACCGTTGATCGTACCTACCGTCAGGTTGGCACAATTAAGGTTGGTTACCTCGATCTTAGACGCATCAATAGTACCTGCAGACAGCTTATTTGCTGTAAGGCTCACGATCTTTGCATCTGTTATGGATCCATCTGCAATCTGTGCGGTCTCAATGGCTCCGGTAGCGATCATTGCCGTCTTGATGCTACCTGCTTCTATATTAGTGAGCTGCAGGTTGGCATAGTGCGCATCGAGGTATGATACTGTAATCTTTTCTGCATCCAGCTTATCAATCTTTGCTTCCTGCGCGGTCAGCTTGGTTACAAAGGCTTCATTGATCAGTACCAGATCCGCATAATATCTTTCCATTGCTTTGGTGAGTGGTCCCGAAGTATCTTTCGTAGATTCACTTGCAGATGAGCCGACGCTGACAATCTCCGTCTTGATACCACCATCATAATCATGCGACATTTGCATGATCGGGCATTTATATGTCTGGCCGGAATCTACCACATTTACGATATCTCCCAGCTCCGGGAGCACATCCCCCGAAAAACTGACAGTCATAGGACGATAAACCAGCCCGCCGATCTTGGCATATATGCTATCAAGCAATGCCTGTGTCATAAATGGATTGTTGATGCTGATACCCGTCGAGCCGGTACCGGATGTGTATGTCACATCCTCACTGCCGCTGTCCGTCTGCGTCGTGACGGTACACTTGATCATGTTCAATGTATAATCATCGGTCATTCCATAGGTAATACCGCCCATATAAATATGCGCCGGCGAATAATCACACTGCGTATACCACCGAAATTCCAGATTACCCTCATCGTTTATGATCGCATTCGCGCCATGCAGTGCCGCGATATAGCCGATAACTTCCCGGTATGTATAACCGGGCAGCATTGTAATCGTAATATCTTCCAAAGCAGATACAAACGGTACGCCGGTCAGACGCGCGATCTCTGCCATATACTCGCTGGTCTTATGTGCGCCGGTAAGGGCTGTGGAATAGAGCATATTGAATTTATAATACATCATCCGGTCATATCCCTTGTACCGATACTGCCCGTCATTGATCTCCGGGTGCTCAAAGGTAAATAAGCCCAGCTTTTTATATTCAATGGAAGAACCTACCATAATGCCCAGATTGATGGCATATTCTTTGGCAGGATCCAGCTCCGAAGTCAACACAATATCTACAGTCTGTGCACAGGTCGCCCCAATGACCGGACTGGATGTATCAGCATTGATCTGTCCGCTGTACTTGATAGAGATAATACCCTCTGTAATATCTCCTACCTTTGCATGGTAAAATGCATGACCGCTATTCGATTTTGCCCGAAATGCTGTAGTTGCCTGTTTCGTGTTTTATCCCTCAATCATAAATTCAAGTGCTGTCAGTTCCTCTAATGATAACGCATCACATTGCATCAGATCATCTTCTGTGATCGTATGCAGCTTGATCTCATTCTCGATTGACAACAGCTCATTGATCTCTTTTATCTCTTCCTGTGTCAGATCTGCCGCCTGCTTATCTTTCATAATCTCTGATCGCTTCTCGTCATATGCTGCATATACCTCTTCCATTGCCTTGCGGTTCTTGATCAGTGCATAGCCTACCTTTACAGGCAGCTTCACACCGTCCTGCTGCATCTTGTTGATCAGATTTAGTCTCGCAATAACTTCTGCATTTTTCATGTTATCTCTTCTCCTTTACTTACTGTTGAATCGTTGAAACGCTGACACTATCATAGGTCTGCTGTTTCTTATTTACGTCATAGTTCCTGATGCTATAGGTCGGATCACCGAAATAGGCTTCTATGGTTTTATCTTTCCCATTTACATCCACATAAGAGACCGTTGTAAATGGGGTTGATGCATCACTTACCACCGAATCAATCAAATCAGCTTCTGCCTGTGTCAGATTTTCCCATTGGATCTCCAATTTTGTTATGATTGCCTTGATTGTTCCGGTCATATGCCCGGTTGTATCTCTTCCAGTGTTACCTGACCATATTTTATTTTTGGAAAGCGAAACGCCGCCTTCCTTCGGATTAGGCATCTGCTTCCCGTTAAACTTCAAATTGTAATAATGTGCCGTGTATACCTCCTATATCCTGATCGGTATCTGCCCGGTTGTGTCAATCATTTCGTTGATCCGGTCAATCACAATCTGTGTGGTCTGCTTACCATCCATAATAAGCCGCAGGGCAAGGTTGATAGCCTGCTGATTTCCGCCGGATCCAAGAGCAGCAACCACTGCACGGTATACACCTTCAGATACAGATGCCACAATCTGATCATTATTAACGACTGCTGTCCTGCTGCCGATCCGTCCGACAAGTTCGGGACCTGCTTCTCTTGCCATAAACATTTCTGCAGATTTTGGAAGACCGCCAGTTGCGTACCTTGTTATGGGTAATCTCCTATTATTGGTAAATATTCCACCATTAGCGGCAGCGCAATATCTTATCGGGTTTCCTTGATGATCGTTATAATACAAAAATTTCCCCTTTTTGTATAATGTATATTGATACCCACCAATAGTCACTTTTTGACCTGCCCAATGGATGGAATTATTGCCATCAGCTCTAGTCTGTTGTGTAACGCTTCCATCTGCATTTGTAGTGGTAACCGATACCTGAATCCCCTGCAAACCGTCCTGTATCTTTTGTCTCATGGTTTTGATCGAATTAGGATCAGCACCAATCTTACTTTTTACAGTACCGATTTTTCTAATAATTTTACTGTTAATACTCTTTTTGTTACCTTTCCAGTAATTTTTCTCGTTATTTAGTATGCCCCCAATTTTTGAGCCCACGGTACCAATTTTATTTACTACGTTATTCTTTAAAGTCCCCCAGTCAAATCCATTATCTACAGCACCGGCAACAGCAGCTTTTGCGCCTTTCAGTTTTTCAACAGCCGTTGCTTTCCAAGAGTTTACCTTATCTGCTGCTGTATCGAATTTCGCACCAACATCGGCTTTAATTTCTCCAAACTTTGATTTTGCTGTATTCCATTTTGATATAAATGATTCTTTTGTTTCATCTATACTGAGTTTTACACCATTTACAAAATCACCAACAGATGATTTGATATCTCCCCACCATAATTTCAGTGCCGACTTGGCTTCTTCTTTGTCAAAGTTCTTACCAATATAATCTGACCACTTAATATCCGTAGGTGCATCTAAGAATGTTTCCGAAATCCATTTACCGACTTCCCATCCCCCAATAGCTGCTGAAACACACAAGCCTAATGGTCCTGCAATCTTAGCAGCTACCGGTGCAAATTTTCCTGCTGCACTTGCAGCAGTTCCTACTGCACTACTGATGCTATTTGTAATAGTAGTTCCCACGCCTGCAAGGGCATCTGTTGTGAATCCACTTCCTAAAGCAGATATAACTTTACCAGCTGCAGCAGTAAACAGCTTTGCCACTGCCTGTTTTGCAATGGCAGCTCCAATCAATACAGCAATTATCTTACCGATTGCCTTCATATTGTCGCTGTCTTCCGTGATCCCCTTAAAAACACCTTTCAGTGTTTCAAGAACTGCATTGCCGACTTCATCCCATTCGAGCCCACTTACAAATGTAGCGATCGCACCTGCAAGTTTTCCGATTGCTGTACCGATCGTATCTCCCAACGCATTAAAATCCGTTGTCTTCAAGGTGTTATTGATCGTTGTTGCAATGCCATCTGCCAGCTTCTTAATGTCTATTGTCTTGATGAAGCTGTGGGCAGTCGCAATGATCGTAGATAAACAACCGCCTATCGTACTTCCAACCTTATCCCACGGTGTCGCAGATACTGCAGTATTGATTGTATCAGCAATTCCTGTTCCCCATGATTTTGCGCCCTTTAAGGCAACATCCCAATCAATCCCGGAAATAGCACGGTCTATCAGTTCCCCAACAGATTGTCCCAGATTCTTAAAATCAAATTTATCGGCAAAGTTTGCTGATGTAGTGAAAAGTGCATTGATGGCCGTACATATTGTCTCGCCAATCAAAGCAAAGGACGTTGTACTGATTGCAGTATTTAGCGTTGTGGCAATAAAGTCTCCAACAACAGCCCAGTTTACAGTTTTTAGGAATGTATTTACACCCAGTACGCCGGTATTGATTGCTTCTCCTATGGTCTTACCAATAGAAGTGTCAAGCCCTTCTGTAGACAATGCCCCATTGATAAAAGTGGCAATACAGGCTGCGATCTTAACTGCAGTCTGCTGTACCTTATCCCATTTGATGGAATCCAGTCCATCCTTGATCTTGCCACCTACAATTTCGCCCAGCTCCGTAAAATCGCTGTCCCGCCATGCCTGCTTGATCATTTCGACCATCTTTGAGACATCTGCAGTATCTGCGACATCTGTCGTGATACCGCTGCCCCCACTGCCAGAAGAACTGCTGTCCGAATTATCAGACTGCTTATTGATCTCATCGAAGCTATACAGTTCTTTATTCGCTTTTTTGGTGGCATCCGCCAGATCCTTTGTAGCATCCGCCTGATTCTTGATAGCACCGGCAGAAGTCTTTACATTATGGCCAAGCAAAGTATTAAAGAATGTCGCAAGGTATCCTGTTACCTTTACCAGTGCTCCCATAAAAGTATTGAGAATGGGCATGATCGTCTGATAGATTGGATAAAAAGCCGTCTGCAGATTACCTTTGATCGCGGATAAGCTGTTTGTGAACTGCTTATTTGTCTTGAGCATGGATCCCATGTAATCTCTAAGACCCCGCAGAGCCGTCCTCATCATCTGATATACCAGTACGGTTTTTGCCAGTCCCAACATACGCTTCTGCATCTTCGCAACTGAGCTTGCCAGTCCATTGGTAGACTTATTTGTACTCTTCGCATGATCACGTAACTTCCGGAATGCGTTTGCACCAATAGTGCCCAGCTTTTTCAGCCCATTTATAGCTGTCTTTGCACCGGATGATATCGTCTTAAATGCTTTTGCAGCGTTGGACTTCATGCTCTTAAACAGCTTCTGGGATCCTTCAACACTGTTTTTCTGCTGGACTTCCTCGAGTTTCCTTTCAAGAGTTTCCAGCTTATCCTTTGCTTCTCCGATACGGTCAAGATTTGCCAGCTTCTGCGCCTGCAATCCATCTGTAGACTGGTACTGCTGTGTACCTTTCAGATTACCTGTAAGCGATTCTGACTTATCCTGTGCCTTTACCATAGCATCGTAGAACTTCTGATATTCCTTTGTGCCCTGTGCTGCTTCAATACCAAGTGTTTCAGCTCGCTTCGGATCGATATCCATGAAAGAATCGATATGCTCTTTCTCTATCTTCTGAAGCTGTTTTGCATAGGATTCTGCCGCTTCATCCGCTTTTTTGATCTGTCTCTGGATGCTCTTCCACTCAGCGGTTTCTTTTGGCTTTGTATGTTCCAAAGCCTTCTGCTTACGTTCATACTCCGAGATTCGGTTCTTTGTTTTTGTGATCTCATCTGTCAGCTTCTTCTGCTGGCTCTGCATGGACTTAATGCCCTTTACATATGCACTTGTATCTGCCCCGAATTTAATTCTTACTTCTGCCGTGCTTTCAACTGCTCCGTTAACTTCTTTGCCATACTATCTGTCTGAATACCAAACAGCTTCGGATTGTTTTGGATAAATTCTTTCTCCCATTTATCCAGTTTCTTGCCTTTATTTCGTTTGTCTCTGATCGATACTACCGTTACAAACAGATCATCCTGTATCTCATTAAAATATCCCATAAACGTCCAATAATGCAGATAGGCTTCTGCCCGGATCTCTTTACCGGCTACTTTATTGACAGAGGAAAAAATCATCTGCTCGTCCTTATTCCAGTCATAAGTAGGTTTGCCCTGGGGCTCATCTACATCACCCTGTCCGCAGTTCATGAACCACACCGCCTGCAAATAGGCTTCTTCCATATCAATGTCAGATTCTAATACGTCAGAAGCACAGCCAAAGTCTGCATATAACATATAGATGGTTACTACCATTTTTTCAATGTCTGTCAGTTCCTCATCTGCCTGTGCTTCTATTACTGCAAGGACATCCCGGTAGTCTGATCGGATCGGATAATCTTTTCCGTTTACCGTCAGACTTTCCGGGAGCTGTCCTATCATTTTGTTCCTTTCTTCTTATGATCCTGTGGAACATACTTCTTCAATTTATTTTCATCGTATTCCGCGTTGAACATTTCATAGATAACCGGTGCGATCGTGTTGATAAATCTCACGATAAAGAATTCTCCGTCACAAGTAGACAGGCAGTGCTGCGCTCCGAATACAGTTTCAGAAACCGGATATCCAAAGGCAGCATCTACCTCGTTTCTCAGCTCTGCATCCAGCTTTTCAATCGTGTCAAAAAGCTCATCATCTGACATCTCTTCCGAAGTCTGTACTTTTGCAATGGTCTCTCCGACTTTATCTCCCAGCTTTTCCAGTCTGGCGATCAGGTTAAAATCAGACTTGGCGATCTCAATAACGCCTCTTGTATTTCCATGTTCATCTGTGATCGCGATCTGTTCAGTATTGGTGTTAATTTGTAATTGTCTCATGTTATTATCCTTTCTGTGAGGGACGCATCAGAAAGGTCTGCGTCCTTCTATACTAACAAATAATGGTTGATAGTCTTAGCCTGCGGAATACTCAGATACCGCATAAGTTGTAAGATCCAGATTGACTCTCTTACGATTGCCTGTGTAATGGATATCAAATGGAATGTTGACACCCTCGTTGGCACCGCCGAGTGATTTGACAGCGATTACCGCATCTTCCTGGTATGCCCATTCGAGTTTTCCTTCTTCATTGATCAGGAAATCTACGACAGTTGTCTTGACATCATCACCTGTTGCTCTTTCATTGGCTTTTGCCAGCAGCGCAGTTGTAAGAGCTTCGTCGTAATCTCCATAGTAAGTATCAATGGAAGATGATGGCTCATAGCTCTTGAGCTTTGCGGACTGCTCTCCGAGGATATTCTTTTTCGTTTCCACTTCTGGGTTAAGCTCAATGTTATACTCTTCGAGATCCTTACCCAGTCTGTAGTTTGTTGCTGTTCCTGATCCAAAGTTTGCATCGATCAGATGCCCTAAGTATTTTCTTTTAATCTGTGACGTGTTTACTCTCCTTTATATTTGATAGCTATGGTTAACTGGTATATACTATTATCTCCATCCGTCTTTCCAAGATAGAATGGAGTAGTAACCTCAATTTTTTCTACTGTCCCCTGCTCAATGACAGGGTAGTCTTTGACTTTGTCCTTTTCCCGGATCCATTCTGTCAATGCTTCCAAAAATGCAACATTGTCAATCCTGTCGGAATTCGTCTGGCTGTCAAGACGGGCAGCAAGCTGATAATGATCTGTATATGTCACATTGCCAAGGATATCTTTCTTTTTATTCTGTACCGGCTCCTTTACAAGCGCATAGCTGGCTGCAGTGCCCTTGATTATGTCAGTATCTATACCGGACATATTGCCATATTCGGAATTAAAGGATAAAAGCCATTTAATAATTGCCTGTGAAACTGTCATTTGATTAGCTTGTCTGCTCCTTTCTGTACTTCTATGTCGATGGCTCTGTTGATCTCGTCCATGCCGCCATTCTGCAGATACCTCTCTGGCCAATATGCCCCGCGCATCGGCGCACCTTGGAAATTGTATTCCGGATGATAATAGAGCCTACGTGCATAAGGTGTGTCATATACAAGATCTGTACCTTCCTGCCTTGCTGAATCTCTCAGCTCACCTGTATCAAACGGTACATAATCCGCTGATCCGCGCTTCGTGATTGAAATAGCCTTATCAATACACTCTGCTTCCAGTGTCTTGGGAAATTCTTTAGAAAACAGGCTGATGTCGCTTCTCTTTTCGCCATTTACTGTAATTGAAATAGCCGTTACTTTGCCACCACCTTAATATTGGGCAGGAAGTTGACGTTTCGGTTATCTGATACCGCCGATATGGTCCCGACATATTGGTAATCATCTTTTAATGCAGACAATTTGTATGCCTTGCTGATCTCTTTATCTGATACCCCAAGCACAACAACATCAAGCCCCTTTGCAGACAGGGTAAAATGCCCTGTTTTATCTTCCAGCTTCGCAAATTCTATAGGATCCACATAGCCCTGATCTCCATGTCTGAAATCAATGGTAATCGATTCTGCCTTACTGATAGTCTGCTCTGTACCCTGTGTGATTACTTCCGTTTTGTTATGCCGCCACATGACACTGCTTACAACGCTCCTATGCCACTTATCTGCGCCATCCACCGTGTAATGGTTATATACGGTCATAACATCATTGCAGATCATAACGCACCTGCCAATCCGGTACCGGAAAGACCACGGATCACAAGAGACTGCAGTTCGCTTTCTTTTTCAGACTGTGTCACTACCTTATAGGATTCACTATAGCCATCGTTGCTTACCGCTGTAACGCCTGTCCCTATCGCGCTGTTCTCATGTCCGTACATGGCTTCTGCAAGCTCTGCACAGGTCATTTCAATCTGTGCTTTGACATTCTTTTGGAAACCTGTAGCTGTCTCATCGTCGTACTCACTCATAAACTTCTGCACTCTGGTATGCGTAAGAGCATCCATCTTCATGCTGGCTTTTCGGGCAATCCGATCAAAACTATCCTGTGGAATTTTATGGAAAAGGGAGCTATACAACTCCCATGTGATATAAGTCATACTGCTCCCTCTCTTTCTACTGCTCAGGCTTGTCTTTCAACTTCTTCTCAAGAGCTGCATTCCTCTTTTTCAACTCTTTGATCTCTTTCTCAAAAGCTGCATTCTGCTCTCTCAATAAATCAACCTCTGCCTTTTCGTCCTTGGTTGTTCCCATTCCTACCTTTCTCATGCCAGGCACCTCCTTACGCTTTGTGGCTTAAATAGATACCTGCCACTTTGTTCTTGTATACATCCACAAGACCATATTTGCGGTATTTAATGATGTCAGCATCAGCAGCCGGATTTGCATCCGCCGGAATAATATTGGAAACGATATGCTTATCATGCTTGATGATTGCAGGCTTGTGGATAATCATAAAGTTGATTTCCTTAGCTTCAGCAGTCACCATCTCATAATAAGATGACATAGATCCTGATGATGCACTGGAACCATCTACAGGTGTATATACACCACCATCCTCTGTATAATATGTTTTGCCGGATACCGGAGCAACGTCTTTTGTCTTCTCGTACTTTGCAGTACCCTTGCGGTAGTGACCTGCTTCCTCTCCTGCAGATTTACCATCCAAAAGATCAATAGATGTATAGAATCTTCCCTGTGGCACAGGCTTTTTAACTGTAAATGCTGCAAGAATCTCTTTTGATTTGTAAGAATCCATCATCATAAGAGCATTCAGCAGATTTGAAGTAGCATACAAAATTCTGCCCTCTTCCGGTACCTCATCATTATCCATTGTGTTCTTCGCTTCTAATAACTCTGCAAGGAATGCTTCCGCTGTAGAAATAGTCTTTGCTTCGCCCTTGGAAATACCTGCAATTCCTGCCAGTGTAGCAAAGGTAAATGCATCTGCTTCCGGTGCAACCTTAGTACGCATCAGTTCCGCACCTGCCATACCAAAAGCAAGGTTATATGTTTCCTGATTGTCCATAACATCTACGGACAATTTGGCACCACGATCGTAATTATATTCTGTCGATTTCCATGTGAAATCTACTGTTCCCTGTGTATAACCACTGTTGCGGTCATAATCTCCAAGCCCTGTAACTGAAATCTGTGGATATACAATCTCTCTTGCGTTTGCACCGGCTTTTGCCATTGCCGGATCGCCTGTCAGATCACTTGTTACAGATTCTTTCTGATATACCTCATCAAGCAGAGGTACATAATTTTTTGCTAAAGCAATAGTGTTTGGCGTGTTCTAATCCTCCTTATTTTGTCTCCTGCACAGGTGGCAGTCCCATCGCTGCTCTCATAGCAGCTTCATCTGCATCAACATTGCTGCCACCTCTTACCTGTCCGATTATGTTTCCTGTTCCTACCGGATTTGGCTCCGGCTCTCCGAAGAGCATCTTGCTATCTTCTTTTTCGGTCAGTGCCTTCAGTGCTGCAGCAATATCCTCTTTCTGATTCTTAGATGCTTTCAGTGTATCCACATCAAGCAAAGCAGTAATTGCCTTGGCATTCTTGCCTTTTGCCGCTGTGATACTTTCTTTGACCAGATCATCAAAATCACGATCTGCAATCTTCGCATCATAGTCCTTCTGGATGTTCTCTTTCTCAGTTTCAAGATCTTTGATTCTCTGATTCAGACCGGATACATCAACGTCCTTGAATCCATCCAGCTTCGTCTGAAGGTCTTTCATGGCAGTATCATTTGCCTTGATCGTTTCATTGGCTGCGTCCAGCTTTTCTTTCTGCTTGTTGTAGTCGGCTACCGGCTTATAGTTTTCCGCTACAGCAGAATTCAGACCAACTTCTTTGTCTTTCGGAACCTCGATTCCCAGTTCCTGCAAGATAGTTAAAATGTTCTTCATGTTGTCTCTCCTTAAATAATTTATTTACCGGACTTTCTCCGGTAGGGATAGTAGCACGGGCAGGATTTGAACCTGCGATCTTAAGCTCACGACGCTCACGAGATGACCAGCCTTCTCCACCGTGCGATAGATAATAAAAAAGAGCCAACCTGTACTTTTCGTACAAGTCAGCTCCTATTAGCTCTTGCCAGATACCAATTTATCTGACGGCAATATTCTTTTTCACTTCGTACACTACCAGTGTACCGTCTTTCGCCTTTTTCACTTCCGCATTGTTTCCTCGTAAGCAGATCCGGCGAATGGCTTCTATAATCTGTTTATCGGTCATACGTTCGACCTCCTTAATCTATTATAACTCACAGGAAAATCAATGGCAACTATATTTTTTACAGTCCCGGCACAACTTCCTTTATTCCCTTCACAGCATTATACACCTATTGCTTTTTTAATAAATGCATCACTTAGTTTTATATCATAATTCTCAAAATAATAAATCTGTGACGATTCCCATGCATATTCCCCATCCGAATACCCCTCAATTTCCATATCCGTATATTGTTTTTTGACAGAATCATATACATATCCAGATGATACACTATCCACATCAAATGACCGCAGATACTTCAGCACTTTATCTTTTTCACTGCACTCCTGTATCTGGGCTCCATCTTTCATTACATGAGCACATTTCTTTTCATCAAATACAATATTATTGGTTATCTCTTTCATTTTTGTGCCCCTTTCTTGGATAGAACGTGATCATTTCTCCATCATTTTTATATGCACTACTTCCTACGTGTATTGTACCATTTTTATGCAAGTATAGCAATTTGTTTGGAGCTTGAACTTCAACATTTAAAGCATTTGCAAGTCTTTGCGCAAAGCAATTACCTTTTTCGTCTGCCAGTCCTGTCATACATGATAATAATCGTATCTTTTCCCCCTTGTAGTCCGATCTGCCCTTGATTATTTTTGCAATAACATCATTATTTACCTTTCTCCCAAAGAATTCCATAATCTCCGTAGATCCATGTCCCACAACGTCATAATATCCCCTTTCCTTTTGGATGTTCCATTTTCGATATGCTTTTCCAAGATTTCCATTATCAAAGACCGGTAAATCAAGGCCTTTACCTCTTTTTATTATTTCCTTTTGTTCCAGTTTGCCAAGTTTACTCTGCGCTGATATTATTTCATCTGCATACACTGCATTTTCTCTTGATGCGGTGACAAATTTTTCATAAGTCCTTGTATTTCTCAACTCGCTGGTATTGCAATCATATCTGAGCCGCTCTGTATGTGGTCTGATACCGCATAAGTCGCAAAACTCATTATACTCTCTTCTCTTTGCGCTGATCTTTGCATCTGTCTCTGTGGTATCAATTCCCAGCTTCTTACAGGCTTCTTTTTCGCGCTTTAATGCTCTGATCCCGCGCTCCATCTGCCGCATCTTCTGTGTCTGTGCATAATAGTCGAGGGATTTTCCATTGTATGTGACAGGATCCGGCTCCGGCTGATACTCACCCTTCTCCGAGATACCCTCAAACCACGCATAATGCTGATGGCGGCAATTATATCCATACAGACCTTCCAAGTCATTCTCATGTCTGCCATCCAAGCTGTAACCTGTAGCTTTCCACAGATCTTCTATCTTATCCTGTCCTATTCGTTTAGCTTCCTTGCTATAGTCTGTTCCGTCTTCTTTAAAGGAATAAACCTTGCCCTGCCACTGTTCATGGTTCGCATGACCGGACCCGGTGTTACGTGCTCCTGCATGATGTTCAATATATACCAGTCCTTCACCGCTTCGTAAGATATTAGCATCTTCTACCCGACCACTGATCTGATGGCAACCTGTTCTGATCGCCATGCGTGCGGCTGTATCTATCTGCATACTGTATCCACTGGCATAGTCCACCGATCTTAATCCACTCTGCGCAAGCTCTTTCACTGCATCTCTTGTCGCCTGCTCCCTTGTAAAAGTCCCGGAGCATACCTTGATCGTCGCCTTGTCCATCTCACGTCTGTACAGATTTTCAATGCTCTCAAAACCGCTCTTGGCTTTGAATCCTGTAGTCTGTGTCAGATTCTTCATGCTCTGCTCTGTCTGCCTGCCATATGCATCAATGAGCTGCTGCAAATAGGAATTATCCTCTAAGGTCTTATTGGCAGCTTTCCAAATAGCCAGATCATTAACCCATGCCATGTTACCGGCTCCTGCAATCAGCTCATCACCTGCAAGCATTGCCTGCTTGGTTATATCGTTGATAAGTTCCCTTACATCCTTTTTGTATTCCAAGGTATTCTTGGCTACCGCTTTACGGTATTGCGGATCTGCATTTAATATCTTCATGGCTTCTGACCGGATCCGCGCCGGGCTATATCCAAGGCGGTACATACTCATGGCCTGCAGTTCCGCCGTCCGCGTATATGTCATGGTCTTTCCGATTCTCCGCGCGACGTCCACGATTACCTCATGTTCGAGGTATTGAAACAATGGTGCTATCGTATCTTCTATGATCTGCAGCTGTTCATCTGTAAGCGTGTGCTACCTCCTTAATCTTCTTCCGGCTCCTGTGGCTCTTCCTGCTTAGGCAACATTGCTGTAGCTTCTTCTTCGGTCAGATTGTACGCATCCATCAGATACCATACAGTAAGCTGCGGGATATCAAAGGACAAAGCATCATTTCTCTTTCTTTCCAGCTCAGATTCTTTATCCGTTATGTAGGAATCATCAAAATCAATCAAAATCTCCTGATCCAGATTAAAGTGCTTCCCTTGAAAGGTATTTGCAAACCACATAACGGCTTTGCAGATGTCCTGAATATACCGTGTTGCTTCTTGTCGCTGCCGGTTAAGCTCCTGCATCTGATCCTGCCTTTCTCCTATATATTCCGTTGCTGTTGTGATCTGCCCATTCTCAAAGCTGTATTTCTTGGTGCCATAGCCGAATGACAGAGACAGCAGTGACAAAGCCAATTCAAACGCTTTGGTAATCTGCTCAATCCTGATCTCCGGATTGTACTCTTGGATCATGCCTTTTTCTTCTGGCAGTTTTTCTCCGGTAAAGACAAACAGTTTTTTCTGTTCAGGTGTCAGCTTCGGCTTACCATTACTGTCAAACTCACAAAGCAATTCGTTGATAAGAATAATCTTCTCGGCCTTGTCCAAATCGGAAAAGAGAACGTTATAACACAAATCCACGACCTTAAGCGCTGGGATTGCATCCCACAGTTTGGGCAATCCGTACCCTTCCATGTCGTCCAAATTGTTTACCTCCGCATTGCGCATCACTGCGAAAGGCTTGACATCTCCGAGCTGCACGCTGCGCTCTCTGTCGGACAGCTCTGTGCCTTTGTCGTCGAATACATGCGTTTCCGCGGTATACAGTCCATTCTCACCTAGCGTGAACAAAACAAGTATGGTCTGCTTTTTCCCTTTTACAAGTGTGCTTCCGGAGAAGGCTGCTTCAACCACCACATCATTTTCAACAGTAAGTGGTGTAAATGCATCTGCTTCCACATAATTCAGCTTGATCACGCCGTCGTGCACAGATCCATCATCCATGAAGGTGGCATTGTCCAAACGGATATAACATGCAACCGTACCATCTGCTGATGTCTTTTCAAGCTGCTTTCTGTATTGTGTGTTGAACATGCTGCCATTCAGCACATCATTCACATAATCAGCCTGTTCCCCGTCTCCGGCGTTGATTTCCAACACTTCGCACAGGTTCGCATCGTCAGAGCAGCCCCGCTTGCCGAAGTTCAGCCTGTTCAGCTCGTAGGACTGACCGTTGATAGTCTTGCGCCTGTGGAAGTCCTCAATCAGACGATTACTGTACCAGTCGTCACACGACTGTATGACTGTCATTGCCTTGTCGTTTACTGTGTATCCTTTGCCTACTAAAAAATTCTTAACGCATACTTCCGTGTTCTTCTCCTCTCTATCTATCCAGATCTACGTATTCCACATAATCAAGCCATGTATAACATTCAGCATCCCACCAGTCATTACAGTTTCCTATGTTCTTATCTTCCGGCTGGTTCGGGTGATCCTCATCCCACTTTAGGCTTCCTATTGCCTTACGAAGTTTCTCGCACCTTCGATTAATCTTCAATCTACCAGTGTTTAACAATCCATCTACTGTCTTAGGTCTATCTGATATTTCATTCTTACGACATCCCTTTATATTCAGACACGGCAACCCTGCTTTCTTGGCAGCACTCCGCAAGCTATTGATCATTGTCGTACTGGCACTATCAGGAAATACCCAATCAACGCGCCCATATTTCTCAATACACATCCTATAAAACTCTACAAACCTCTTACATATCATATCTGCATCAATATCATTAGACAATGGGATATAGGCTTCCTCTGCTGTTCTTAAATCATGGTAACGGTTATAAAACAGCTTCAGGACAAATGTAGTCATGGAACCGTTACCACCGAAGTCAATGCCCATTGTTACCTTGAATGGGGTCTTTTTCAGCCTACGCTTTGTCTCTCCACCCTCCGTATATTCCTCAAATATATCTGCATCGTCATATAGATATGGCTCGTTGTTATTGGCGAACCTCTGAAAGATAATTCCCTCTGCAACGGCTCGCTCTCCCTTGATGTCCCGGCGATACCATACGGTACCCTTGTTGTATGTGAGCAGCACGGCTTTTATCTTTTCGTCGGACATACTCATGTTGTCCACCAGTGTGAAATGTCCGTAATTGTAGCCATAATTGCTGTGTAAAATCTGCTGTTCCTCATGGAACGCCAATATATCCGTATAATACCAATGTTCTTCCTCTTTTGGATTGAGGTCATGGAATATCTTACGATCCGTACTGGAAAGAGTACGGTCAAACACCTCTTTCAAGAACTTTGGATGACACTCATTTGCTTCTGTCACATATGCCATACCATAGGTGTTACCTTTTATCAGTTTTTCGTCTCCGTCCTTTCCACCGCCAGAGACAAGCACAACCTTTTCTCCTGTCTTGGTCTGAACATACACACAATCACGGTCTTTATACTTACCCTCACGGCATCTGCCTTCAAAGTAATTAAGTAGTCCATATCCATCACAGTCCAAGATATTAAGTTTTGCAGTCGCATTTGACACTCCGGCTACCAGATGTATCTTGTTCTTATGTGTTTCAAGCAGTGAGCAGAATATAAGCGTCTGCAGCACATTCTTACCACCACGCTTACCTCCCTCTGCCACATTGAACCAACTATGCAAGCATTTTAGAAAGTATTGGTATTGCCGTTCACTGAACGGCGCTGGTTTATTCATCTGCTTTTTCCTCAAAGTCTTCTATGGTTCGGTTGGCTACCGGGTTCCTTAATATGTCTGCTATGGTCTGCATATTCTTAAGGATCTCCTCTCCGGCGTTGTCCTTGACCTCTGCACGTTTGCGCTCATATTCTGCTTTATATTTACTCTCCGGATGCATCAGGAAGTATTTTGTAAGCCAGTCGATCGCTTTTTGCTTATCTGCCAACTTTACAGACACGCCATCTTTGCCACGCTTTACCTCATGGATTAACTGTGTATCTGTATTCCCGGATTCTTTCAGATCAACCGTACTTACCATGAAGGTCTCTCCTGTATCAGGATCCGTAATCTCTTTTTGCCCGAACGATAGGTAATTACCCATATCAGCAAAGGCAATCCGCATCTGCAATTCCACAATATCATCTGCACCGGCAACTATCTGCTGACGCTTGATTTCTTTCAAACGTTCAATTTCATTTTTTATCCGAGTATTTCTGAGTAACGCAGGCCCATTTGTGAGTGCCGTGCTGTATTGGCATCCATACGCATTAATATAACTCTGTGTTGCATTAAACGTCCGGCTATAATAAATACAGAACATCTGCTGTTCCGGCGTTAGGTCATCGTTCTGTAATGTCTCCTTTGTGCCATCATCTATAAGTGCTACCTTCTTGGGTGCACCCTTACTCTTTTGTGTGCACACCCTTTTTTCTTTGGGTGCGCCCTCTCTATTCCATGCATACCGCTTTTTCCAGCTCTTGACAGTGTTGATAGTGGTACCATACTTTTCGGCTATGTCTTTATACTTCATTCCTGCCATATAATCTTGTTCTGCCTTTTGGTAATTCTCCGCTATCTCACTTCCTCTCTCTGCATATATAAAAAGAGCCAGCTACAAATTGTAACTGACTCCACTTAGTCCTTCGCATGCCCCTATTGGCATGCGGTCATATTTGATAGTATTTTACCACATTCAAGCGCACCCTGCAAACGTCTTTTCTTAGCCTTTAGTGCCAGCTCTTCTCTGTGATCTGCCCAATATTGTTTACCGTACTCTGATCGTCTTTTTTTGAAATCAGGATCCGATCTCTTCTCCTTGGCTGCTGCAAGGATCCTTTCTCGGTTCTTCTGATAATATCTTTTCCGGTAAGCTCTCTCGGCTTCCGATGTTAAATAATGTTCTTTCACGGCTTCTCCTTTAATCAAACAATGGCTTTTCGATGTAAATTCCAGCTCCGTCTATCAGCTCACGCCACAGATCCATTATGTTCTTTTCTCTCCCGGCTTTTGTGACATCATTCATCTGCTTCTGCACTTTATCTTTGAGATTGGTCAGTTTCCGCCGTCCGAATCCATCATCTATCAAAACACAAAAGCCATATGTCATATACCTGGTTGAAAGATCATTGATCTTATTATTGCACCGGATCTGCTCTTTGATAGCCTTCTGCGCTACTTTAGACCGGAAGTGTGGGAAATCTTTCTCTGTATATTCCTCATATTCTACACACCAGCCTGCATAATCATCCAGTCTGTCATGAATCTGATCTATTGGCTTGTCATGCCACTGATCCTCGTATTTATGTATCTGCTCACAGAATTCTGCAAGTTTCTTCTGGCTGTATCTGTAATCTTTCCACAGCACATAGCAGAACAATGTCACCAGTCCTGTAAATGGACTTCTCTCGGCTGACTGCTGCAGCCGCTTTGTCTGATGCATGAGCTGCGCTATATCTCTTGGGTTATCATATCTCTCCGGCATCTAGTATCTCCTTTCAAACCTGTCCATGTAATGATCCCTATATGTTCTCTCCATTGGCATAGGATAACCATCCGGCAGCGCATTGATGATCTTTCTTGCAGCATTATTGGCTGCTCTCTGCATAGATACATATACATTATTCTGACAGGTTTTAAGTTCTTCCATGTTTTTATCGATTGATTTATTAAGCTCCGCCCTAAACTGTGGCGTTAATGGCTTGTAAAATGTTTCGCTCATAGTTGCTCCTCCACTTTGTTATCCTCAAAAAATCTATTTAATATCAACATATGGCACAACTCTTTCTGGATAAAATACCAGTTGATAATGATATTTATCTGTACCTGTCGGCTCTGTCTGTTCCATCACATAGCAAGTCCAATCATTCAGATAGATATAATCTTTGTAATATGTATCCTCTCCGGTCTTAATCGTGACTACAAGTTCATTGTTACTGTTATTGTCAAGGCTCATATA